TTGCGCTGTTGCACCTTCTAAAAATCTCTCTATACCAGGTCTTAAATAATCTGGTGCGGATTGTATCTGTGTTACTGTTTCAACCATTATGCCATCATTCCTTTCGCTTCAGGTTTTGCCTCTAATTTTTTCATTGTTTGATACATTCTCTTAGCACCCTCATTAACACTGCCACCACCTGCTGCTCTAACAGCATCGGCAGTAAATACAAATTCATTTTTGCTTAATCTAGCAGGCACGTCATCGGCTTTTTCTTTTGCACCGTATGGCATGAAGCCACCAGTATACCTCATATCTGCCTCAATTGGAAGCCCTCCTAGACCTGATTCTTGGGCCGTGGGCATTGTTCCAAGGGCAAGGTTTGCTCTACCACCCTCTTTTGCAGTCATAATACCCTGTTTATTTTTAGATGCTAGCCCTCTAAAATAATCTTCTAACATATCCATGTATTCTTCAGTTCCTCTCTTTTCTTTCATTTCAGGGAAAACTCTTTCAAATTCATCCATATAATCTTTTAAATCAAACTCAGCCATTTTCATATCACTACCCATTGCATAGTTTTCACGCATCAAACCACCATCTTTTGATTGCAATCTGAATTGTTCTGGTATATCAAATATTCCTTGTGGTAATTGTGAAAATAATAATTTACCTCTTTCATAATCTTCCGAGTCTCCTGTAGCCTCTGCTAATGCAGTTCCTGCTTCATCAGGTGTTTTAGCGTCTCGTATTAATGATAATGTTGATATTCCTATTGATCCTAATTTAGTTGGACTAAATCTAAATCCTTCATCTGTTTCTTTACCAAATAAAGTTTGCCCTGCTTTTGTGTCTAATATACCAACATCACCTTTACCAAATTTAAACATTTCTCCACCTTTACCAAACAAACCAGATGTAGCTTCTACTGTTTTTCCTTTTTCAAATACAGGAAATCTACCTATAGTTTCTGTAGCAATTCCTGTGTCTCCTATACCCGCTACTGCATCTCCTGATATTATACCTTCTTTTAAGGTTGGTCTAACAGATGTAATTTCTGGTGTTCCAACCATTAATTGTCTTAAATTTCTTTCCATACCTGGTAATCTAAAATCACCAACACGTTGAGCTATACCTTGTCCTAAATTTGTTTTACCAAAAAACGTAGGAGCTGAAGCCAAAGCCAAATCAATAGGACTAATTCTACCTGTTTGTTTTGCTGTACTTAATAGATAGGCTGCCTCTCTATACCCTGGTGGTAAGAAAGGTGCAGCTGTTCTCATAATACCTGCTACCTCTTTTGGAACTATTTTTTGAGCTACTTTAGTTACAGGTTTAGTTACTTTTCTAGTTATCTTCTTTACGAAGCTACCTAGTCCGTACATCTGTCTTGGTTGTTGTGATCTTGAAATGGCCATCTGTCTATCTTATTTGGTTTTACCTAGAAAATCAAGGCTTGGCATTATTACTGTTACATCTCTTCTAATGTCTTCTGGAGATATACCTTTTGCCTTCCATTCTTGGTCATTAGCGTATTCTTCGCCTGTTTTCTTATTTGTTATCTTTTCTATAATTTTTTCAGGTTTTAGTTCTTGCATTATGTTGTTACCTCTCTTGGCTGTATTTCTAATATAGAAGCTATAACGTGCAGCTCGTTTGCGTCAGAGGCTTGTACCTTTAATATCTCACTTTCTTCCATTACAAGTGGGTTAGTTAAAAGTTCTGTAGTGGTGATTGTTGCTATAGTTTTTGTCTTAAACAGACTAAATATGTTACCACTAGCATCTACTAAAGTAACATCTATATTGCAACCAGATCCTGCATCATTACAAACTAATATAGATTTTACTACAGATGTTTTAGCACTTGGCACTGTATATAGTGTTGTTAAATCTGTTGTCGTTAAATCTGCTTTTTTATTTATAAAACTATTAGCCATTAATTTAAAAAGAAGTTTTGAGCTTCTACCTCATCTTTTAGTTCTTGTTGATACGTAGTATTTAGTTTTACTATAATACCATCTAAATCTCTAGTTTGTGCCTCAGCAACAGTATAATCATATTGTTGCGATGGTCTTGTTAATACTTGTACTATCTTAGCCATTATCTACGTCCATCTGGTTGTATGTCTAATCTAAAAGTTCCTAACTTCCAACTTTGAGAAACACCTGTATTTGCCACCTTTAATGCAATAGCTCTTGCTCTTGCACGAGTATCTACTTTTTGAGTAGAAGATGTAACAGTAAATGGTCCAAGTGCAGAGCTAGCTTGTGCATCATTAGGGAAGTTTCTAAGTTCTAATGTAATTTGTGTGTTACCAGTTTGTGATATAAAATCAGGTATAAATCTTCTTATTTTCATTAAAAATTCTCCATCGCCTCTAAGATCAGCTATTCCAGTTGATTGTCCTGTTATACCTCTTCTTTGACTTATGTCAAAATCTCCTGATGATATGTTTGACGTTATGGCTGTAATTGTACCATTTCTATTTTGATCTGTTCCTGTTTCGTGTTCATAGTATGATGTTCTACCTTCAGTGTTTCCAACCACATCAAAAGATGTATCTGTTGATGCATCATACTCTAATGCATGTGGTTTAGTAAATACTGCAGAATCTTGCCACATAGTTCTAGATAAACTACCCACAGTCCATACTGGTCTTTGAGGTGATGAATCAAAATAGTTGTATGCTACCATTCTATTTACAACAGAGGAACTTGCTTGCGGATAAAACCACATCACTTCACCAAACAAATTATTTAATCCTGCTGATACCATTTGATTACCAGACTCTAGATTTATATCATCAAAAACAAAATCTTCTACTAAACATGGTAGTGATTCTAGTTTACCAGCATATCTAAAGAAACCATTTTCTGACATCCAGTATGCAGCACCATCAACTTCCACACATGCGTTTTGCCCTGCAAGTCCACAGTTAGTTCCAACTTGTGAAAAGGCAAATGTAAAAGGTTGACCAACAAAACGTTGTGTAAACAAAGCTGTATCAGTCCAAACATAAATTGAATCTCTACCTCTAATGGCTCCTCTTATTTGTGATCCATCGGCCAGTCTTTGTGTGCCAGCCGTATTGGTTGCTGTAGGTGTATATGTATTTATATCTTCTTGATCTGAGAATCTAATAAACATATCGTCTTGTGTCGCTGGATCTCCTATAGTTGTTTCTGTTCCATAGAATACTAAGTGACGATCCGGTGTTGATACAACCATATGTCTTGATGCAGTTGGTGCTCCCGTTATAATCGTGCATCTTGTTTCTGTTGCATTTGATAAAGCAGAGTTCCATTCAAATACTTCAGCATCGTGAATTAAACAAATTGCCTTATCACCAAAATTATCTATCGACCACATGCCAGGTTCTAATACTAAGTCACCTGACGCTGCCTCACCCCATGCAACATAATCACTTGAATTAGTCACTGTAGCTCCATCACTGTGTGCTGCTCTAGTTGTTCCTCTAACAGCTCGAGTAATTCCTGTTAGGTCATTACCTGAAACACCTGTGTATGATATTTCTTCTGTGCCTACTAAAATAAAATTAGTTCCTGAATCTGGAAAGTTAGTAGTGCTTGTAAGTGTAATACTTGTCCCTGATCCTCCTGTTCCAAAAGCATTGTCTCCAAGAGCTCCATTTAAGGTTGTTGTAATCGCAGAACCATCTTCTCCACCCCAAGATCCAAGTCCCCATCCAAAACCTTTTTGTTGAACTGCAGATCCAACAGGATAATAATGCTGCACTCTAATGCCACCTGATGTTGTTGCACCAGATCCAGTTTCGTTTGATGGCATTGTAATAGTTATTGTTTCTGTTGTAGGAACAGAAGTTACCATAAATTTTTTATTATCAAAATCTGATGCACTAAAATTAGATCCTGTAATTGTAGTAAAATTATCTAATAAAATAATATCTTGTGGATTGATACCATGACCAGTCGAGAAAGTTATTGTAACAGTTGGTGATCCATTGGTAGTGGTAAATGCACTTGTAAGCGTTGTTGTAGTTTTAATAGGGTGTATATCATAAAACACCCCTCCAGAGTATGCGTATAAAATTCTGTTTGTGCCAATAATCGCGTATCTTCTACCTAAACTATTAACAAAATGATGAAGTCCACGACCTGCGCCCGTTAACTCATTTTCATTAACGTTACCTAATTGATTCCAACCACCTATTTTTTCTGGTGATCCATATCTAAATCTAACATTATCACAGTCCACCCACTGTGATTCTGCTCCAGTTTCTGAGACTTGTTTATTTATACCGGGGGCAAAACCTATTTTTTGTAGCATAATTTACCACTATATAAGATTTTTTACATTTTTGTAGTGTTATATTAGAACCAAAAATCTGCTGATAAGCAATATCTTTTTTGTGTATTGTTATTAACACCTGGAATGTGTGGTAAATTTGACGGAAAGATAAACCAACAATAAGGTTCTTTTGGTAGTAAAAACTCCTTGTTATCACATATAAATTTTGTGTGTGAGGATTTTTCAGGTATGTTAAGATATAATATACCAGATAAAGCATAAGCTCTATTTGGATTATGGACATGATACACGTCAGTTTTTTTAACACATTTATTATTTGTTACGTGAACCCAACTTGATATTTTATACTCATTAGGTAGATAATTCAAATATTGTTTACACCCTTGAACAAATGATTTTAATAACACTGTGTCTTTTATATCAAACCATTTTTGATAACTTGGTTTACTAGGATCTTTCATAAAAGGTAATTTATCTATTTGTTTTATAAAACTATCAGCCTTTTTTTTATTTACACAAGTTGGCATTTTATAAATGCCTAAAAATATATGTTCAAAACTATTAGACAAATTTAGGACCTTTTACAAAGATAGCTATTGAATTTCTAGAGCCTTTAATAATTGGATCTACTTTATGATTTATGTAAGACCTAAACATTAAAACGCTACCTGGATTGTCCAATGTTTCTATATGTTTAGGACCATTATCAAAAAGATAAAATTTACCACCCTTATATTTATTTAAAGATGTGTTAATAATTATAGTAAACTTAATATCAAAAACATGACTTTTTGATCCATCAGAGTGCCAGTCATACTGTCCTTTGTTTTCTTCAAAATATGAATTTATATTTATGTGATCAAAATCGTTTAAATCATATAATACATAACCAAATTTTTCTGCATTAGTTAATTTAATTTTTTCATATAAGTCATTTAATTTACTCTTAATATTTCTCCATTCACAAAATTTAACAATAGAAGTCTTAGTCGTATTGGCTGGTCTATCAATACTTTTAATTAAATTATTACCACAAATTTTATTTATTTCTTTTAAGTCTTTTGTATTGAAAAATTTATCCCAATACCAATAGGTATATTTACTTTCCATCTCTTTTAAACCATCCAGGTAGTCCAATATGAATTCTAGTATCAAATATATTTTTTTCTGCTCCTTTTGTTTTTACATTGTTGTAGTGTAAAAACACTTGAACACACTCATCTCCTTCAAATGGTTCTCTCCAATGTTCTAATTCGCATCCTAAATAAATTAACATATCTCCAGGTTTTAAATTAACCTTGACCCCTTTTTTATTTTCTTTACCAGAGGGTTCAACATATATAGGCCAATTGTCTCCACCTAAATTTAAAGTAGTTGATATCTCACAACTAAATCTATCTTTGTGTCTCTCTAAAATATCACCTTTTTTATAAACTCTTGCATAAGTGTATGCAGGAGTTAATTTTAATTTTGTTTTTTGTTCCATGATTGGTTGTATTTTTAACATTAAAGTGTCCATTGCTATGTCTCCATAAGTGGAGTATGTGTTAGCAACTTGATCTTTATCTGTTTCATATTTACCTAACACTTCTTCAAATGGAGAAATGTATCTATTTTTTATGCAAGTATCATAAACTTGTTTTTTAACCCTTAAATAATTATAACAAAAATCAGATAAGTCCTTATCAATTACTTTTTTTATTACGATGTATTTATTTTTTATTAAACTCATTTTTGTAAAACCTCTGATGGCACAGCTTGAATATTAAAGTGTATAAATCTAAAAGGTTTAATACCATGGTCTAAAACAAACTCGTGTTCTAAGTATCCTGGAAAAAGTAATAGAGATCCAGGCATAGGTTTAAAATTTATTAAATCATCATTTTGATAAATTTGTTCACGAGTATGTGGTCTTGATTCTAGTTTTGTTGCTCTGGCTCCAGTTCTTGGATCATAAAAAATTGGGTAAGAAGTTTCAGGTCCACACTTTAAAAAATAAAATCCAGATATATGTTGATTACCGTGTATGTGTGCAGAGTGATGTCCTCCTTTTTTACCAAACTCTTGAACCCATAACTCTGTCATTACATAAATATATTTATTAGTATCTACACCTTGGTCATATAAATAATTAACAGACATGTTTCCAACGTAATCTCTAAAAGAAAAAAATTGTTCTTCTTTTACTAAATTTTTAGAGTGATATGAAATTCCAAACTCACCGTATTTTTTTCTATACTTTTTATTTTTATCAAACTGTTTAGCTTCTTTTATATATTTATTAGAAACTTTGTTCAAATCTTTTACAAACTCTGGTTTTTGACCATGCCAAATGCGTGTTGAAAAACAATCTAACTTTTCCATTTTATTTAAAAGGCTGTCCTAAACTCCAAACAACTAAACTATACCTTGTTCCTTTCCTAACTGGTTTTACTCTATGCCATACAAAAGATGGAAACACAACTATAGATCCCTGTGATAAAATCTCAGTGCATTTTATAGTTTCTTTTGGATTGTCGTGATTTCTAAATTGAAACTCAAGTTCTCCACCAGTATACTCTGAGCCATCTGTTAATTGACAAGTCATGGAAAGTTTTCTTATTTTACCATGTTCTGGTTCATTGGGTCTATTATAAGGTTTACTCCAACTATCACAATGCCAATCATAATATTGATTTAATTTATATTTTGTAAACTGACAAGGTTCAGATCTACTCCATTCAAAATCCCACCCAGCATTTTCATTAGCTCTTTGAACATAAGGTAAAATTTCTTTATAAATCCACGAATCGTTTAACCAAGAAACATTTGAATCTCTTTTTTTCTTTAAATCTTTTATTTCTTTTTTTGTTAAAGATCTATTTTTTATATCTCCTAACGCCCCTGTAACAGCTAAATTTTCTTTTTGGGCAAGACCATGTTGAATTACCTCCTCACAAAAACGAGGTGTTAAAGCTGATTTAAAATACCAATAATAATTATGCAAGTTCATAAGTTACCGTTAGAATAGAGTTTAATTGTTGAGAAGTGTTTTTTGTGATGTGATATCTTTGAGTTGAGGGAAACATTACAAAATCATTATTGTTTAGAGGTATAACCCAAGATCTACCTTTCCTTCTATTATCATCATATTCTATATAAACATTGCAAGAATCTTTAGCAACATTAACACCGTATAGCATTACATAATCAGGAGAGTGTTTTAAATCTACTGGGTTTACTTGCAAAAAAGATTCTGATTGTTGTCCAGGAAAATAGACATCACTTAAAACATCTTTTTCACAAATTATTAAATTATGCTTTAGTTGTGCAAATTCTTTAATATAGGTTACAATCTTATCCCATTCTCTAGTAAACGGAACCCCTTTTAAATTTTTTGTTTGATGTTTTAATATATTGTGAAAAATATTTTCTCTATCTATTTCAAAAAATTCTGGCATATCAATTGAGCCATAATATAAATCAATTTGAGATAATATTTTTTTATTAATCATTTTTAAAACCCTCCATTAAACAATTCCAAGATTTAAGATAGAAGGGCCAAGTAAAATACAAAGCTTCTTTGTTTATTGCTATTTGAGAAAGAGTGTCTTTCCATTCCATATTTTTAGTTATATCTAAATGTTCATTACTTAAATGTTTAACTTTTTTCCAAAAATCGGTTTGATAAATTGAACCATTAGAATACACATAACAAATAAAATTTTCATACTGCTTTGCTTTTAAATTTAAAATATCGTTAACACCTTCCTCTGTCATTGTATTGTTTATATAATCATAAAAAAATCTATTAACATTATCATAGTAACCACCTGACAAAGCCTCCATAGGTTCATAAAATATAGCCCTGTTACCATTTCTAATTACTCTATGATTTAAAAATTTTTTTGCTCTATATGCTTTAAATTTAAAATCTCGTAAATCTTTTTTCTCTAAGTTTGATTTAAATATTTTATTAATATCTTTAACAGCTTCTTCTTCAGTAGTAATTTTATCATTAAATAGGTAACCCCAACCTTGTCTAGTTGTTAAAGGTATACCAAACATCCAACCATTTTCGTGTGCTTGATGATATGTATAAGCCCAATCCCCAGGTTTTTTAATCATGTTTACAAAACAACGATTCAAAAGAAGAGGTTTACAAATATGATAATCTGAATAATCTTCAGGATATCCTCGACAATCAATTACGTAATCGTATGTTTTACTATTTTTATCAAATAAAACTTTTACATTTTTTTCTGTCTGTTGATAATTTTTTACATTTTCGTGAATAACTTTAAATCTTTTTCCGTATTTATTTTTTGCTCTTTCAAACATTGAGTTTGACAAATTAAAATTATTAAAATGCATAGCGTATTGATTAGGTAATATTGGGCTTATGAAATCATGTTTTCTCCAATTTTTATACAACACTCCAAATTTAATTGTTGAGTCTAATTCTTTAGAATCACCAAATGTATTATACTCAACACTCTCCCACAATAATTGTGGTAATTGAGTGTTACTGCTTTCCCCAATACCAAGAATATCTTTTTTAGGATTAAAAATACAATCTACTTTTGCATCTGGCATGTATCTTAAAAAATGTAACACTGACATTACACCAACTGTGCCCGTACCAAGAACTGCTATATTCATTTTTCTTCTTTCATTTTAAAAGAAGCATATCAATATTTATTATAAATTCAAGTTTTTTATTGTTTTGAGTAACTTACGAAATCCCAACCTGTATTATTGTCAGCTTGATAGGCATCTTCGTTCCACACATAAGTATGCGTATGTGTTCCTGCATCCACTTGCGATTGTTGTTCTGATGTTAAAGAAGGTTTTGTAACAGGTGGATCCCATGCTGCTGTTGAATTATTTTTTGTCCAACTAGCATGTGGTTGAGGTGCCCAAAATATTTGATTAACAGAATCCCATGTTCCTCCTAAACTAGCAAAATTACCTCTAAACGGAGTGCCTCCGTTGTTATGTTTATTTTCATACGTCCAATAAGAAGTTTTAATCCATAAATGTGCAGGCCAATTATTATTAGCCTCTAAAAATGCTTGACCAAGTGATTCTTGTTCATCTCCGTTTTCGTCTTGACAGTCTTTGTTGTCAACAACCACAACGGCTAAAATTTCATTCTCTTCTGATATTTTTGCAAAGTGTGCCATATTAATTATGCAGCAGCAGTTTTATAAGCTATTAAAACTAAACCACTTCCTCCATTTCCATTTCTACAACCAGCATCGATTTGTCCACCTCCGCCACCACCAGAGTTTGTAACTCCTGAGGCTAACGGTATGCCTGGAGCATTTCCATCTCCTCCACCGCCATTTCCTCCGCCTGAGTTAGTAGAAGCTTGTTGTTGGTTGTCTCCTCCGCCACCTCCAGCAAAAAAATTAGTCGCTCCTGCTGGTGAAACAGGGCATCTTGGTTGATTATTTATATTGTAAGGTTGTCCAGTTCCAAAAATAGGTGTGTGTGCATCTCTTCCAGCGCCACCAATTGATCTTGCAGGTGAATTACCTGGTGACCCTGCGCCACCGCCTGCTCCCATATTATTAAATCCTCCTGGAGGGCCACCATGGTTTGCTGATCCACCAGGGTTTCCTTGTGAAGGAGATACTGGAGGAGTATTTCCTGATCCTCCGCCTCCTGTCGCTGGAGACCCGCCGCCTCCTCCACCAGATCCGCCGTTTCCACCGGCTAATCCAGATCCTGGGCCAAACGCTCTTCCTAATCCACCTCCTGCTGAGGAGATTGATAGTGCAGAAGATGCAGAACCATTACTTCCATGTGGACCCGTTCCTGGGCTTTGATTAGCAGTTCCACCAGCTCCAATAACTACTGGGTAATCTTGGGCACTAGCAGTAACAGCGCTTGAATCAATAGATGTTCTATATCCGCCCGCGCCTCCGCCAGCTCCCGATCCGCTTCCTCCTCCGCCAATAACCAAATATTGTAAATCATTGTCGTCATCACCAGTAGCGTTAACGGTAAAAGTACCATTACTTGTAAATACATGCACTTTGTAATTTCCTACATCAACTGTGCTATTACCACCAGAAGCACAAATACCTGAAAAACCTGCACCACCAGAACCAAAACCTAATATTTGATAACCAAAACCTCTTAATGCAGGTCCTTTAGGTTTTTTAGGTTGTTTAACTGGAAAAGTTCCTAGTTTAAAGTCTCTCATGTATTCCTCCTATTATGCGTCGTTAGCAGCATCAGTAGTAAAGAATAATTTAATACCTAATAGTTTTGCATCGGCATCTAAATCATCTGCTGATACATCTCTTGTTATTTGGAAGTAAACTTCTTCATCTGTGCTAGGAGATCCCGCTATTGT